ATCCAACAAAAGCAAGCATCATGAATAACAAGGATAAGACTGTTTTTTTCATGTGATTTGTTTTGGTTAAAAAATAAAAAAGGCAGGTACAAAGGTACCTGCCACAGCGTTATAATCCGTTTTGTTATAGTTTGTATAAAACATCCAATTCGAAATTTCAAGCATAAATATGTTAGAGAACTTTGACCGATGTGGGTAATAATTCAGTCATAGGCTTGAAATCTGGGTTTTCAAGTTTAAATATTTCCTGTATATTTTGGAACATTTTAAAGTTTTTTTCAATATCATCTATGGTTTTTAATTGCCATCCTTTACCTTGAATACTATCACCTTTTCCCTCTCCACGAGTGGATGCTTTTAACCACAAGATACCAGTACGCTCAATTGCCTCGTTATGTGTTTCGCTCCATGCCGTTGCATAGGCAGCTAACTGTAAATCGTATGAGGTATGAAGTGAATTAGATGTTTTAATATCTAATAACCATAATTTACCTTGAAAACGAACAACTAAGTCGGCTGTACCAGCAAACTCATGTTTATCTGAAAATAAATGATATTCAGTTGCTACTAATTCTGGTTTATGTGTATTCCAAAATTCAGCAAACTTTAAAATCATTTTCCAAACATCAAGTGAGTAAATGGCATTTCCAAATTCATCAATCCAATTAATTTCTTTTCCATTTAAAAAATTATCAATTGCAGTGTGTACTTGAGTACCTTCGGCTGCTGCTTTAGAGGCAATAATATCACTATTATGTCCTACATCTTTTAACCATGAGTGGAAAAAGCTATTTTTAGGAAAATAATTTAAAATAGATGTTACTGAAGGGTAATACTTGCCATCTCTCCTATAAAACCTACTATCCAATACATTGATTTGTTTATTGTCTTCAGTGTACTCAACAATACGTTTAATTTTAGGATCTTTAATGACATTTGCATTTTTGTCAATCATAATAATTGTAGTTTTTTCTCGATTAGTGTCTTAAGATTAAGAGGAACTGTTTTCTCGAGAGTGTTAAGAAATTGTTCAAAACCAATTTCGTTAGCGTCTTTTCCTTCCATTTCAACTAAATACACTTCTTTACCATATGACATTAAAGTTTCAGCTTGTTTTAAAGCATCTTTTCTAGCATCATTATCTAAAGCAATATAAATACGATCAACAGAGGATTTAACTAACTTTTGCATTAGTTTACTGTGTAATACTTTACCAAATAAAGGTATAACATTACGTTTAATAGTAAGTGCATCAAATATTCCTTCAACAAGAATAATTGGTGCATCCCAATTTATATATAATTCGAACCCGATTACATCTTTAGCTGATGCGGGTGGATTTTTATATTTTTGAAGTGATGGTTCTTTATAATCACGAGCAATAAAATAATTTAATTTACCATTTTCATCATAAGATGGTATAATAACTCTATATTCGTATTTTCCCTCCTTACAAAAACCAATATTGTATTTTATAATATCGTTTTGTGTGATATTACGTTTTTTTAAAAATTTTAAAGCATGTTTTGCTTCAATTTGAGCAATTTTATCTTCAACTGGAGTAGTTAATGAGATAAATTCTTTAGGTAATTCAAGAGTACCTATTTCAACATGTTCCTGTTTTTTAGATGGAACAATTAAAATATTTAATTCATTAATTTTATCTTGTGGTGCCTTAATTTTTTTAAATAATGTAAGCAATGTTTTACCCTTAGCACCACATACCCAACAATGCCAGAAATTTTCACGTTTAGCGGTTGTACGTAAACTAACCTCTAATTTGTTTTTATGATGCGTACAGAAAGGACATTTAAAAGCATAGTTGCCTTTACTAGTTGATTGTCCTTTACCTAACACGGATTCAGTTAGGAATAGTAGAGCTGTATTCTCCATAACCTGAAATATACGAAATAATTTTGACTATAACAAGTTTAATTATAAGAAAAGGTAAATCCTTTTATTGTAGGATATTTATATTTACCTTTTACAAAACTACATAATATTCCTTTACTTATATTCATTTGTTCACTACATTCTTTTATAGAATTATAGATTATTCCCGTTTCGTTACACTTTATTGGTTTAGTTTTTTTACCTATTTTATTTTGTTTTATTTTTAAAATAATAACATCTCGCTTTTCAGACCATACTTTTTTCATAACATCAGACATGTGGTTTTTATGTTGTTTAGTTCTAATGTATTGAAACCCACATCCTTTTTCTTTTAATAATTTACTATGTTCGGGACGTTTTTTTCCAGTCCAAGATGGTTTAGAAGCTACTTTAATGTTTAATCCATTAATATGACTGTTATATTTTAATATGTAATATTCTTCTTTATCACTTAATTCATTCATATTGCATTCTTCTAATATTTCAAATTTATGTAAATTTGGACTATATTTTTTTAAAGAATTATATAGTTTTTTAGATTGATTGCATAATAATTTTTTATATTCATTAAAACGTCTATCTATATCAATAGACTGCCCAATATAAATTTTACCTTTAGGGTTTGTTATTTTGTATATTCCTATCATATATTAATAAATATATGGAGAGAAAACTTACCTAATATGTTAAATAAGATCTTTTGAAAAAAAACGACCAAGGATATTTTCGTTGTATGATCTATCCCTACCAATTAATACTTCTTCTTTGCATTGGTAATGCATTTCGTAGTATGTTAGTTCTTTTTTTGTTTTACATTGTCTATAAATCCAACATTGAAAGTTCTCTTCACCAAATTCTTTAATATCAGCAAGTAATTGCTTATTAGAACCCCAATATGTTTTCCAATCGCTTTCAGTACGAATTACCTCGTGAGTTGGTTTACGACCTGGTCCTGTTTGTTCAGCAAGTTGTTTTTTGGTAAGTTTATGTTTTTTATTATTCCAATAAACCTTTTTACCAATATAAAATTTACCAGTTACATTGTTGGTAATTTTATAAACAAAACCATAATATTTTTCAGGATCTATTACATCCCAAGTTTTCCATTTAGATATCATATTTCACAACAAATGTCATGTCCGTATCAGGGGACATCATGATTGGTTTACCTAATTTAGCTACAGCTAATAAATTGTTATAATCATCATACAATCCAATTTGTGTAGCGTAAGTATAAAAATCGGATCCAGTAGCAAAATCTCTTAAAGAGCCACTTTCATAACTACCTGTTACTAAAGTAGGATTATAAGATAAATTATAATCACTTGATTTTACTAAACAGCGCACTTCATTTTCATAAACGGTATGTTCGTTTTTAAATGATACTGTAAATGAACCTGTATGAATTACTGTTGGCATAATTTAATTTATTAAGAACAACTTGCACTTATAAGACTATATGATCCTGGACCTGAAACTTTAGTTATACTGCCTGATACACACCTTTCAGGTGCTTCAAAATCACTTAAACTTTCAGTTACAGGAGCACCACTACATGTAGTATAATGAAATACTGTTAAATCTCCTTTACTTCCAGCAAGACCATAAAGTGAACAAGTAGGAGCTGTTACAGTAACAGTAACTTTAGCAACATTACTTCTTAAATTTACAGAACAAGAACCAGCTATATCGGCTCCAATAGTATAATAAGCAATATAAGTACCCGCTACTGTTGTTGTTAATACAATAGTACCATTACTTGCAGTAGCAAAAGAATAACCTGCACCGCTAGTGCTACCTGAAAATATAATTGAGCTTGTATTTAATGTTCCACTTCTAGCATAATCATTTAATGATGCAGAAATAGTTTTTGGAGTAACTGTAGATAAAAAAGACCCACTATCGTTTTTAGCAATAGGAGTAAGAGGAAACATTAATTGATAATCTTGATTAGTAATAATAGCTAATCCATAGGCATAAAATATATTTCCTACATGAGTTTTACTTCCAGAATAATCAAATAAATTTCCATAAGCATCATCTTTAACATTATAAGCAGATGATGATAATTGAAAATTGCCTGGTAGGACTTTATTACCAAATACATTTTGATTAATTGCTAATACACGTATTCCCTCCATTGCTCCTGTAGGGAAATAATCAATTAAATTAGAATTATCATTAAAGATAAAATAAGATGATGTTGGGCGTTGTTGAGAGGCAGATTCGTAATAGATAGAACGAGCTAAAGAAGCTGTATTTAAAGAAGCAGTATATGCTTGATAAAATAATTGATTTATTTCAGCATAAATTAATCGTTCGTATTCTCCTTCAGTAATTGGATCATTATCTACAGAAAAGGAACCTGTAACATTTGTGCCTTTATAAATAGTTAAGTATTGAGATGAAGTTGGATATGGACAATAAGGTAAAGTCCACTGCTTGTTAGCGTTGTTTGCTACAACTGTAACGTCTGATTTGCTTAACTGTTTGAATGAAGACATGCATTAATAATCTAATTTGATCCTAATTAAGGCCTCTTTAGTAAAGTCTTTTGTTAATGGTTGACTTAATTTAGCTACAGCTAACAACTCATTATTGTCATTATACATACCTACAGAGGTAATAAATGTTTGTGGGTTGTCAATTAATGTAGTATATAATAAGTTACCATTTGCATCTATAATAGATGGGTTTGTTGTATAGTTAAAATCACCATTCTTTACACGAGTAAAGAAATAACGTGAAGATACTGTTTCAGATGATTGTAATTGCATGCTACCTGTAACACCATCAGAACCACTAGAAATTGAATTAAATAATTTATTATAATTATCTTGTCTTGAAGAGGTAGCTGTTGTTAATGGAGCAAAATAGCTTGTTAATGATACAGTAGATGAAGCAGAAGCATTTAAAACAATAATATCTAAATCTGGGAACATCATTCCATAATATGAAGAAGAGGCAGCAGCTGTATATGCGTTACCATTGCTTCCAGAAATAATATAATAAACTTCATTTTCACCAATAAAGCGAGTTAAACTTGTAGTACCACTATCATCAGTTAATTTAATAACAGCACTTCCGCTTTTTAAAGTTAAATTAAATGAACCTGGTAATAATGATTCTTTATAGCGAGAACGAGCAAAGTTAATAATGAATATATCGTTTGCTGTTGTAACACCATTATCAAAACTAAAGTTTTGAGTTTCAGTTCCGTATACTAAGTTTCTATACTCACCGTATACAACACGAGATGGAGTATACCCACCTGTAGGAACATTTGGGTTAATAATTAAAGAACCAGATCCGTATAAGTTACCATATTGAATAGCAAATTGTACAGAGGAACCACTAGCTGCTGGGCTTCCATTATATACATCTAGATAATATTCGTTTACACTTTGGCTATAAAATGTAGTTAAAGTGTTATTATCTCCTGTAAATAAACCACGTACTACGGTTTCGGAGCTAATTACTGAATCTTCTGGGTTATATCTTACAAATGACATATGTTAAATTAGATTGTTGATACTTTTTGAATATTAAGAGGAACTGTAATTCTAGCACCACTATCTCTACCAATTACAGTAATTGTAGTAGCTAAACTAGTTAATGTAGAACCAAATAATGTATTGATTGTTGTACCTGTAATTGAGAATGAAGTACCAACTTGAGTAGCAGATACTACTGTACCACTAGTTGTGTTAAGGTTTCCTAAAGGCTCAGTTATGGTAATACCTGTACCAGTAAATGTAGATACTAAACGAGCATCAGCGATTGTTGCTGTATAACCGTTTGCCTCAAATGTACTTGTAGCACCTAAATAATTAAGTGTTTGAGGAGTAATTGTTAATGAAGCACCCTGGCGTAATGTGATACTGTTATAACCCAAGTTAATAACTGGGAGTTTAGAAGTACCACGAGGTAACGTTACTAATTTATAGCGCATTACTTGTGATTCGTTTGGAATAGCCTCTAATACTGGTGTATTTTCTAATGCTTCACCGTAAAATGCAGATCCTGATGGGTGATTTGGATTATACAAAGTATAATCAATTTCATCATCAGCTAATGAAAATTGCGTAATTTGAAAAGAACCATCGTTACGAGCCAATAATTCACGGCCCTTCGTGGTTAATATTGCATCTACAGTGATCGTTGTAGGATTTAAAATTGCCATAATTTCTTTATGTTGTATATACTATAAATATGTTAAATTTAGAAGTTTCCACCGCTTAAACTATCTATCGCTGATTGTTCATTGATAAGTTTTTGTTTAACCTCACGAGTAATTGTATCGATATTTGCTAATACCTCAGGAGATAAGTTATTTGGTATTACAAAACCATATGATGTTTTACCATCACGTTTTTTAAACACTACGTGAGTATTTGTTTCATCTTCTCGTCTTGACAATACTAAAAATCTTTTATAACTTCCTGATATTAAGTCGCTGGAATATAAGTTAGAAAGGGGTGTATCCAAAGTAACTTGTAATAAGCTTGCAGAAGTATTTACATTTAATACTCTTGATTCTACATAAGTACTATCAGATAAATAAGTTAATATAATATCAAATGGTTTAATACTAAATGGATAATCAACATCCCCATAAGTACTATATAAACTATTTTCAGATCCAGTTAATGGATTAGGAACAAATGTATAATTAGTATCATGGAAATTACTTACACCAGGAGAAAATGTAATCACATTATTGTTTCCAGCTACTAATGAAGATGATATAGAAGCTGAACTAAAATAAGGGCAGTTTGTTGTAACATATCCAATTGATGGAGCTAATGACGATACATTTAAAGCACCTTTACTTATTGAGGCAGTAAAGTTATTTGCCTCTGTAGTTCCTTTAACTTTAAATTTAAAATACAGTATATCTCCATCCTGTAAATTAACAGAACTTTGATCTATACTAAATGATTTGGTTTGTGTAAAGGCCATTTTTAATTATTTTAACATTGAGGTACACCTGTATTAGTACCTAATACTCCACTTGTTATAGGATATACAGGAAGTAATCCAGATCCTGGAAGATATTGGGCTACATATCCTGTTACACTAATAGGAGTTAAAAGATTAAAGTCTGTGTAAATAGTATCTCCATCTGTAAGGTAATCTCCAACAGTATAATCTTTACTTGACCATCCTGCTACAGTAGCTGCACTACATGGATCAGATGCTAAAGAACCAGAGGTATAAAATACTCTATATGATGTTACAGGCACAACATTAGTAAATATTTGATCTACCTCAAATAATGGATTTGGATCACTATTTTTAAATACTTGAAGAGACCAAGTAGCATTAGCACCATCAGGTAATGTTAAAGTTAAATCAAGTGATGCTTGTACTCTATGATCACCTGATTCTTGAACTGAATAACTAGGTTGTGTTGTTGCTGTTCCACCTGCAAAGTATGAAGTACCTTCAACTACAGTATCAAATAATTTAGTTACAAATGAAGAAGATATTGGGTGATTCATTGTACCAGATCCACTAACAGTATAAGGTTCACTGTTATATGCTGTAGCTAAATAACTACCTAAAGTACCTGATGGTTCAAAATATATTTTTGGGTCACCACTACATGAGGCAAAGTAAAGTATTGGGTTATAAGTATAACCACTATCAAAAATAGGTTTAGTACCATCAACAATCTTTTGGTTACTAAACTTTTGATTATCAAATAATGATACATCTAATACTTCACCTGCTACAAATGTATTTTGAATTTCTTGCCAATGTTTATTACGTTGGTTTAATTCAGTTAATTCACCAAGGCTATTTACTAAATATTTTAATGCTACATTATTACGATTAGGTAAAAACTTATTAGCAGTAACCTCTGTAAATAAACCTATTTTAAGTACATTTTTATCTATTGCTGCTGTTTTACCATAAGAATCATCTCCTACATAATTAGCAGAGGCACTAGTATAAGTATTATATTTTAAACTAGATACTTTTACCCCATCATAACGTGATAACATATGTGTTTTTAAGGACTCATATGAATCTTGTAATTCAGCTGTTGTTAGTATATAATTTGGTGTACCGTAAATATATTCAATATCTCTTCTAGTACGAGATATTAAACTATTTGATACATTATTTAACATTACATTAAAATCTGTATGGTCAAAAGTATACAAATTACCTGCTGTAAGACTTGCAGTTGGAAATAGATAAGGGTTATAATTTCCTGCTTCAAAATAAGCATAAGTATCTATATAACTACCTGTAAAAGCACCATTATAATAAGCTGCTCTACTCCCTGTTAATCCTTGATAAATGTCAGTATATTCAGTTGTAATAGTAGGTCCTGCTATACTGCCTGTATTTACATCAACTTCAGATGTAGATGAAGGATTAGCATAAGACCATTTATTTCTTTCAAGTATAGGTGAACTAATAGTTACACCAGTTGATAAACTTGTTCTTGCAGGAACAAAATCCTGCAGCATTTTAAATAATGAATTATCAAAAAACTGAATTAAGCGAATAAAGCTATTATAGTCAGTTGCTGCTAATGATCCACTACCTAAAGAAGCAGTATATGGTAATTGAGATGCTGATAATGGAGATAAAAATGTATTTCTATCTACATCTAAGGCCGTGTACGAACTACTATATAAATAACCAGGATCACCAATAATATCATCTATTGTCCAAGAGGCACTTACAGCTACAATTGATGCTGAAGAGTAAATATCAATTTTATCTTGTGGAGAAAATGATATATCAGCATAATTTAAATCATTTGTTCTAAATAAGTTAGAGGCTGTTGGATATTCAATTACACTAATAAGAGGTGATAATACACTACCTGTTACAATACTACTAGATACAATTCTAACTTTGTCATTATTAAATTCATCTAATGTATTTGATTTTAAATCACCACCATATTCTTTAACAATTAAAGTACTACCTGTAATACCAAAAGTAGATACTAATGTTTGTAAACCATAAGTTGTA